ATCGGTTGTTTTCTGATATGAATGAGAAGATGAATGATAGTCATTTAAAGACTTCATCTGCTGTAGGTATGAGTCCATATAATGGAAATTGGGACCGATTATACCGAAAATTGCGAGTGTTTCCTAAAGGTTATGCTTTAGATGAATCCGAGTATGATTCATCTCTACGATCTTATATGATGTGGGGATGTGCTCGATTGCGTTGGAGAATGTTGAGAAAAGAGGATCAAACTCTTGAAAATCTACGCCGTTTATTAACTGTATATAGAAATTTAATAAACACATTGATAATAACACCAGATGGGATTATAGTCATGAAATTGGCAGGAAATCCATCAGGTTCAATGAATACAATTAATGATAATACATTGATATTGTATACATTGTTAGCGTATGCCTGGATTCAAAATTATCCAGAGGGAAATCATTCTTATGAAGAGTTTGAAAGTAATACTGCAAAAGTACTTGTTGGAGATGACAATACTTGGACAGTTTCAGACTGGGCGCATGATTTTTTCAATGCCAAAACGATTATTTGTGAATGGAATAAAATAGGAGTAACAACGACTACTGATTCACTAGAACCAAGACCAGCTGAAGAATTAGATTTCTTATCAGCAAAAACAGTGTTTTTGGATGGACAAGCAATACCTGTTTATGATCGAACAAAAATGATGACCACTTTGTTGTATGCACCAAAATTGCATATGACACCAGCCACAACATTGCAAAGAACTGCAGCCTTATTAACTGTAGGGTGGACAGATTTGCCTTTTCGAAAATTTTGTAGACAATTGATAAAATGGTTGTTAGAAAAATTTGATGATGTGTTAGCTGATGATGAAAGGTGGATTTTGGCAAAATGTGGAATTTTAACTGATTCTACTCTCTACCAGCTTTTTATGGGCAAAGGGTGTGAACTTAGAGCTCAGAGTATGTTTGTTGATGTAAATACAGAATGGGGAATAATAATTTCTCAAGAAAAGACATTGGAAAGTACAAGAAAGATTAAAAAGTCCAATAAAATAGAAATGTCGATTAATACAAACAATCAACCAAAAGCTAGGAAAGCGACGAAGGGGCGCCGGAGAGCAAACAAAAAGAATCAAGGTCGAAAGATTGGACCTGTGGCTGGGGGAAAGAACCCTACCCAAAAATAACGACAAAGACCTAGACGGAAAAATAATCCAAATGGAGGACAGTCTAGAATGTTAGCTGGAAAGGGAAGTGTGCGAAATGCATCAACCAATAGAAAATCTATGTTATTAGAGGAAGATGAATATATTGGGGAAGTAACTGGAGCGGCAACAGCAGCAAATTTTGGAACAACTCAGTTTCCAGTAAATATAGGTCAAGCGGGAACGTTTCCTTGGGGAGCTGGAGTTGTGAAAAATAACTTTGAAAAATATCAGTTTGAGTACCTTGAGTTTTACTATAAAAGGGAAGTATCAGAATTTGCAACAAATGGAACAACTGGAAAAGTAATGCTCCATTTTGATGGTGATGCGTCAGATGCACCACCACTCACTAAACAACAAGTAGAAGATACAGATCCACATAAAGATGGAATGCCTTGTGAAAATATAAGTTTAGTGATTCCAAGAAAATTTTTGAATAAATTGAATGATGGTCATTTTATTCGTCCAGCTGGTTTGCCTGGAGCGTCAGATATCAAAACTTATGATGTAGGAAATTTTTATATTTCCACTCAAGGTTTAGCAAACAATAGTGCAGTAGTAGGAGAGCTACATGTGCGATATCGTTGTCGAGTGTTTCATCCAATTTTGGAGACAATAGCAAATGCTCCAACGAATAATCAAGTGTCCTTATTTCAAAGTGCATCAGCACAGGCACAAACAACAACTGTTGCTGCGAATTTATTAGCAGCAACAGTTGTTGCCAATGGTCTTAATGTAGTAAATACATCTGGATCATTTGTACCACCTGTAGGAAATTATTTGGTGGATGTAAATGTGAGTGGAAAAGACACAGCTTCAGAAGCTTTCGAACTACTGATTGATCTCCAGAAAAATGCAGCAAGTGTGTATCCTTCAGTAGCATTAAAACCTCAACAACAATTTAATGTTGCTGTTGGGGTAGGAGCAGATATTCAAGCTTCAATATCCTTTTTCGTAACAGCAAATGGAACTGATGCATTTACGATACCAGTAATATGTGTTGGATCAGCAGGAACATTGACAGCAAATGGAAGTGTTCGATTTACTGCGGTTTAAGCGGAAAAAGGAAAAGGTTTTTAAAGAAATTCAGAGTAAAGAACTGATACCTATTAAAATGACAGGCTTGACAAAGGTAGTGAGACGCCGACTTAAGGTCTCAAAGAGACGAGTGTTAATATGTTTACTTGTTGCAAACAAAACATAGGTCCTGTTAAGTAACAGCAAAATACTAGGGGTGAAGCTTACCTGACAACAGAAAAGTTAGAGATGGGGGAGCAGTAGAAATATTGCAAGGAACCCACCTTGGCGAATAGCAACGCTTATTGCAAAGAGAATTATCTCAAAGTTGATTTAGACTTTTACCACAAAAGTCCAAACTTGATTGGAAAGATCCCATTCTTTAAACCGTTACGGAGTAACCAAAGATGTCCAGTACCATGTGTACCTGATTGTCCATTACCCGTCACGATTAATGATCACGG